TTGTTCCATTTTTCTTTAATCCAAAAACTGGAATCATTTCTATAAATTCAGAATTACTAGCTCCATATCCTGCTGAAATACTCTCATATAAAGGTATCATTATATAGTCAGTATTTACAGTTTCTATATTAATATTTTCTTTTTCTTTTTTTGTTTCCCATCCCATTAAAAATGCTGGAGTTGTGTTATATAATTTTGCCATTCCTTCTATTTTATCGCTTGGAATATTAGTAATATCTAGAGTTTCATATCTTGAAATAGTCACTTTAGATACTCCTAATTTTTCTGCAACATCTTGTAGAGAAAAATTATTTTCTATCCTTTTTGCTCTTAATCTATTAGCCAACTCGATTTCTTGCTTAGTTGGTGGAGTCTTTTTTCTAGATAGTTTGTTTTCCATATTTTTACCTCCTAATTTTTCTTTATTATAAACTATTTTTACCTAAAAAGCAACTTTTTTTTCTAAAAAAATAAAAAATTTTTCCTATTAGGTGTTGACAAAATTTTAAAGAAGTGATATCATAGAAGTAACCTAAGAGGTAACAGAGTAAAATAGGCGAAAGGAGGCTTTTTATGGTAAATATAAATAAATTAATGGGAAAATTTGTAGAAAATGGATACGCTACAAAAAAAGCGCAAGCTGGAGCTATTGGAATGTCTACAAAAACTTTCAATAATAAATTGAATTCAAAAATATTTAACTCAGACGAAATTTTCAAAATTATGGAAGTTTTAAAAATAGATGATCCAACTCCTATTTTTTTTGCAAAAAGCGTATCCCAATAGGTAACAAATTTAAAAATTAAGGAGGATAAATGGAAGATTTATATTTTAAGAGTCACGAAGCTAGATTAATTTTTGGCTTATTAGAGCTTAAAGATAGACAACAATTAGACTTTCTAGGAGTAGACTGGAAACACTTCTGTGATAGAAGCCTAGCAAAAGAATGGTATGAAAAGAATAAAGATATTTTAGAAAAAAGTAAACATAAATATAAAGATAGAGCGTTAGGAATGCTTTATCAAGTATATAAAATGATGGTTGCTTAAAATTAAGGGAGGATTATATGAGAATACACAAAGAAATTATAGTAAAACAAGAAGAAATGGAAAGAGTTTTATTCTATGCAATTCTAGTAAAAAGGGCTAAATATCTTATAGAACGCTACAATTTCTACAAATCAAAAGAAATTGAATTTGAATTTAACTGGCATCAAGGTGTAAGTAGAGGTGGAGGATATGAGCATGGTAGTGATTTAGAACTCATGGATAATTTCTTTGTAAATACTTTAAAGATGAAAAAGCAAACAATTGATAGAAATGATAGTAAAACTGCTATAAGAATTTACTATTTTGAAGATTAAGGAGGATATTATGTTGCACTGCACAATTCTAAAAAAATACTGGAATAATAAAGAATTACAAGGGCTTAACTTTAATAGAGTCTTAAAAATTATAGAAGTTTTAGAGATTTGGGAGGGAGAAAATGATGTTTAGAAAAGCTACTATAAAAGATGTAATTAAATACAAGGTTAAATGGTTAATTAACCTATTTTAAAAGGAGGTAAAAGTGAATCAAAAAATCATAAAAAAGGGTATTTATAAAGGCTTTGCTTATGCAATAACTCAATCTAGAAGTTCAGAAATTGAGTGGTATTGCGGGTACGTAGAAGTAAAAAGAAAAGATTTCTCTATATATCAAAATATAAAAACAAAGTGTGGAATAACGTATAACGGAAGTAAATTCGATGAAAACGTTGAATTTATTGGATTTCACACTTTAGACTTTAAACAATATAACAACATAGCATTCGTAGAAAATGAGTGCATGGATATCATAGAACAATTAATAGAGTGCGGGAGAAAGGTAGATGAAGTATGGAAAAGAACGGATACACAGTAGCAGAAGCAGCACAATTAATGGGCTGCACTGTACAAGCTGTAAGAGAACAGATTAAAGCAAATAAAATCGCTGGATGTTCTAGTATAAAGAAAGGCAAAAATTGGAGTTATTACATTCCGAAAATGGCTCTAGATAATCATATAAAAGGAGGTAATGCATTAGATATAGAAAGTATTAAGGAAGCTGTAAAAATAGCTTTTAAGGAGGTGCTAGAGGATATAGCAAGGGAAATGGTACAAGAAAAAATAAAAAAACATCTAACTTAGCCGACCAAGCAAGCATTAGATGTTTTTGAGAGTAAATAGTAAAAAATCTATTTACTTGAATTATACAGCATATAAAAGAAAAATTCAAGGAGGATAAAAAATGACAGTAGTTGAATTAAAAGAAGAAGCAAAAAGATTAGGGTTAGTTGGGTATAGCAGATTAAAAAAAGCTGAGTTAGAGGAGCTTATAGCAACTGCTAAAGCAGAAATTATAGAAATGAGCAAAGAAGAATTTAAAGAGTCTCTAAGCACAAATAATGAAGTTTATGAGTATGCTAATGACGATGATTGGCACACTCTAAGAGAAAAGAGAATAGGAGGCTCTGATATTGGAGCAATACTTGGAGTTAATAAGTATAAAAGCATTATAGATGTCTATATAGATAAAACGGAAGGATCTAATTTCGAGGGCAACGAAGCTACATTTTGGGGACATATGCACGAAGCTACAATAATGAAAGTTTTTGCTCAAAAGCATAAAGAGTTTACTGTATACCAAGCTCCATACTCTGTTGTAAATGATTTTCTTATAGCTAACTTAGATGGAGTGCTTAAAGATAGAAATACTGGAGATTGTGGTGTGTTGGAAATAAAAACAACTAATGCTTTTAATTACAAAGATTGGGAGGGAGATGTAGTCCCACAATACTACTATGCACAAGTACAGCATTATTTAATGCTTACAGGATACAAGTTTGCATATATAGCAGTTTTGATTGGTGGAAACCATTACAAAGACTTTAAGATAGAGAGAAGTGAAGAAGATATCTCTCTTATAAGAGAAAAATCAACAGAATTTTACAAAGAGAATATTCTAAACCAGATGCCACCAATGCCAGATGGCTCTGATGCTTACATGAATTATCTAAAGAAAAAGGCATTAGATATAGAAAATGATACAGTAGTTGAATTTGTAGACTTAGAAGAAAAAGCACAAAAAATAAAAGATTTAGGAAAAGAAATTAATTCTTTAAAGAAAGAGCAAGCTTTGCTCAAAGAACAAATTATGCTCGAATTAATAAATAATGGAACACAAAAAGGAGTAGCTGGGAAAATAAAATTTAATATACAAACTAAGAAAAGTACTGACTTTGAAGCTATGATAAAAGCAGATCAAAAGCTTGTAGCACAGTACAAAGAATTAGAAAGTAAATGTCAAAAAATGAGTAAATTTTTAGCAGTAAGATGAAAAAGGAAGTGATAGTTTGGAATTAAAAGAATTAACTGAAAAATTTCAAAATATTTTTGGCAATTTAGAAGATTTTAAAATAGATTTACAAAATAATTCTAATTGTGAAAAATTTATAGAGTTAGTAAATGGAGACTTGGAAACGGATTATCTACAAAAAATATGGCAATTTTATATGGCAGATAGAGCAGATAAAAAGCAAGATTTTACTCCCAAGAGTTTAGGAAAATTAGTTGCAGAGCTAACGAAAAACACTACTGAAGAGTGGGTTTATGATATGTGCTCTGGAAGTGGAGCTTTAACGATTCAAAAATGGTGTAGTAATAAAAACTTAAAGTTTGTATGTGAAGAACTAGATACTAATCTAATTCCTTTTCTATTATTTAACCTTAAAATTAGAAATATTGAAGGTTATGTAATAAATGGAAATGCTTTAACTGGAGAAAGAAAAGCAGTCTACAAACTAAAAAAAGGAGAAAAATTTTCTGAAATAGAAATCTGTATGTTTTTTGAATATCCAAAATTTGACTGTGGAATTTCTAATCCTCCCTTCAATTTAAAAGGCGAATATAAAGAAGAAGTAGAGTTAAAAAATATGAACTTTGTATTTGTTTTAAAAACGCTTGAAAGAGTTCAAGGAAAAGTAGCTTTTATTTTTCCGTCTGGAGTAACTTCATCGTCAGATGAAGCAGAAGCAAGAAAATATTTAAAAGAAAGAAACAAGATAAGAGCAGTGATTTCTAATCCTGATGGGATGTTTGAAAGCACATCTATACCAACTACAGTATTATTTTTTGATGATTCAAATGAAATTTCTTTTATAAATTGTAAAGATTTTTTCACAGAAGAGAAAAGAAAACAAAAGGGAGAAGATCATACTAAAAATAGAGTTTACACGAAAGTATTGAAAACCTATTCTGATGAACAAATAAAAACTATTTTATCTTGTATTGAAGATAAAAAAGATATAGAAAATTTTTCAAAAAGTGTAAAAAATAGTGAAATTCAAGATGAAATTTGGCAACCAAATAGATATATAAATATAAAAATTGAACCATCAGAGAGTAGAAGCTATAAAGATATAATAAAAGATTTAAAAAGAGTTATAGCTCAAAAAAATCAGAATAAACTTACAATAAATGAGGTTTGGGCTAAAGAATTAGGGTTTTTAGAAATTTTTGAAAATGCTAATAGTGGAGATAAAACTATAGATGAAATTAATAACACTATAAAAAATGTTTTAAATTTGGATATTACTTTAGAAAAACAAGACTATATACGTTTAACAAAAAATAAAGAATTGAAATGGGAAAATAAAGATAAAGAAGAACTTAGTTCTGCAATAACTATAGCATTGCAAACTTGGAAAACTATGTTACATCATTTCAACAATGAAGAAAATCGTTATTTGAAAGAACTAAGAGATAAGTTATTACCAGATTTAATGAGTGGAAAAGTAGAAATAAAAGGAGAGTAGATAAAAATGACAGTAGCAAAAAACAGTTTAACAACAAATAACGGATCAGCAATAACAAAGAAAGAAAATAAACCTAAAACAATAATTGATTTAGTTCAATCAAGTAAAAATCAATTTGCTAATGCTTTACCAAAGCATATAAACACTGATAGATTTGTGAGAATAGCTATAACTACAATTAGATTAAATCCAAAATTAGCACAATGTAGCCAAGAGAGTCTATTAGGGGCGTTAATGGTATCAGCACAATTAGGGCTAGAGCCTGGTACTTTAGGGCAATGTTATTTAATCCCATTCGAAAATAAAAAACTAGGTAAAGTAGAATGCCAATTTCAAATAGGCTATAAAGGGCTAATAGAGTTACTTAGAAGAAGTGGGCAATTATCAGACATTTATAGCTATGCAGTTTATGAAAATGATGATTTTGAGATAACTTACGGTCTATCTAGAGATTTAAAGCACAAACCAAATTTTTCTGATAGAGGCGAAATAATAGGATTTTATGCAGTTGCAATATTAAAAGATGGAGCAAAAGCATTTGAATATATGACAAAAGAAGAAATTATAAAACATGAAGAAAAGTACAGAAAAGGATCTTACAAAAATGATGTTTGGAATAAGAACTTCGAAGAAATGGCTCAAAAAACAGTGGTCAAAAAACTATTAAAATGGTTACCAGTTTCTGTAGAATTTTTAGAAAACATAGAAAAAGATGATAAATCTTTTAAAGTTGCAGAGAGTAAAAACACTGAAGATATCGAAATTATAGAAAGTGACGGAGATATCATAAATGCAGAAACTGGAGAATTTATAGAAGAAGCTGGAGAAAAAGATGATATAGCTAAGAATTTATTTAAAGACTAAAAAGGGGTAGATATGTTAGGAGCAAACACAGTAAGAGAAGAATTTAAGATGGAGCCAGCAGAGTTTTTAAGACATATAGATAAATATATGACTACTATAGCATCAAAGGATAATTTTAGAGAAATTTTAAGAAAATTCGATAAATTAGAAAAATATGAAGTTGATGTTTGGTGCGATTGCATAACACTTACAACAAAAATTGATTATTTCTACTTAGATATACATTTTGATTTCTTTGAATTTGATTTAGATAATTTAGATTTAACTAAATCTGAAATGGATAGATACTTAAAAAATGAATACTATAATCTACATTTTTCTACGCAAGAAGAATTTATAAGTTATGAAGAATTAAAATCTATAAATGAAGCTATGGAAGAAATTAAGGGAATTATAGATGGAGTGATAGGAGGAAAAAAATGAGTGACTATATAGTAAAAGTTGAATATGTAAATGGAATATTAGTAACAACAAGTAATAGAGTAGCAGAGGAATTAGGTGTAGAACATAGACATTTGTTAGAAAAAATAGATGGATATATTGATAAATTCACGAAAGCCGAAAGTTCGGCTCTCGTAGAAGAGTTTTATATCCCTAGCTTTTATACAATAGATGGAAATTTTAAAAAATATAAAAATTACTTAATAACTAAAAAAGGAATAGCTCAACTGGTTGGAGGATACAGTGCAGCAGTGCCAAAAGCTTTTGAATTAAATGTAGCTTATATTAATGAATTTGAAAGAATGGAAAAATACATAAAAGGAGAGTTTCAACTACCAAAAACATTTGCAGAAGCTTTAAGACTTGCAGCGGATCAACAAGAGCAGTTAGAAACTTTAAAGCTAGAAAATAAAATAAAAGATCAACAAATAATGGAATTCCAGCCAAAAGCTCTATACTATGACTTAATTTTACAATGTAAAGAGCTTTTAAGTGTAACAGTAATAGCAAAAGACTATGGAAAATCTGCACA